AACTGTAAGACGTCCCCTAGGCGGTTGTGGCTAAGGCTTCGGACATGCCGAATGGACCAAACAAAGATCCAACGTCGGGTCTATTAGACCCGAAAGCCAATTTTCTGGGCCTTGCCAGATCATTGGATATTTATCTTCCTCCACCACTGGTGAAGAAAGTTAAATCCTTCGGTCGAGAAGAAAGTCTTCAGAACCGAAGACGCAGAGTGCGCCAGGCATTGCCTGTCACCCTGCCGCCTGACGTGGTAGATAAGATCTGCCACGCCGGGCAATATTCGCTTAAGCGGATATCGAATTTCGTTGAGGCTGTCAATGACAACCTCCTGACGAGTACTCCAGACAGAGTAAGACTCTTTCTGGAGTTGCCAGCTTACAAGAAAGTCTTGAAATGGGCATATTGTCTCTCGGTACACAATGTGGACCGGGCGACGAAGGAGTGGAAGAAATTTTCTGCACTTCTTCGGTGGAAGGCGTTGCAGTCGGAGACAGCAACGCCCGAAATCCCGGTTGATTTTCCGGGATTTGGCGCAGGCAGGTCAAACCTGTCTGAGCTTCCGCCAATTTGGCGGGAGCTATGCCCGTGGCTCCAAGGAGTCTGGGATCGCGGCGTGGTGTCGAAGTCCGAGGCAACTCGGCTTCTTCACCTCGTCACCAGCAGGAATATGCCTGCTGGTGGAAAGAAGACAAGGAATGAGTCGCTACGTAAACACGCGGTGACACTGCACTTGTCTCCTGAACCTGACCCAGTCCGGAGGAAAATCCTCCACAGACTGTGCGTCCTCATCGGACGGCAGGTTCGGGGTTCGCTCCCGACAAACTTCAAAAGTCTGGGGCACCTCTCCCTCACATCATCGGCGAGTATTGACTCGTCGGTGAAAGACGGAGGTAGGGCGGCCGAGGTCTCGGTAAAATTCCGGACCTGGGCAACGTATGTTCCGGACCACGACAAGGAAGCCTTGACGTGGTTCGGGGCGCCCTACCGGCTCGTAGCCGGTAGGCCGCGCTGGCAAACGATGTGTCGGGAAAGTCCCGTCCATGAGCCTCATCATGAATTCGGTGAAAGTACCGAAGCCATGATCCTCGATTTTGAAAATTTCAAATACGAGGACCCGTTATACGGATTAGACGCTCCCACTGGGCAACAATTGCTACAGTGGTCAATCGAGGAGTGCATTGCTAATGGCCTCCTCGAAGGGTCTCCGTATGACAACGGATCTCCTCTTAAGAAGGGGAGAGTCGCACCGTCAATTAAGGCTAGTGCGATTGGAGAACCCGGGGCCAAGTCGCGGGTTGTCACCGTCGGAGAGGATTGTCTTACAATCTTTCTCCAACCATTTTCCCATCACCTATTAGGTAAGGCGAAAATGCATCCGTCAGTCACCGCGGGTCTTACCCGCGGGTGGCAGTTGTACGAATGGTGCAAGGGTCTGCGAAACGCAGACGCTTGCAAGGGCGAGACCACATACTTCTTAAGTAGTGATCTCACCACGGCTACCGACTTTTGCCGGCATGATTTCTCTCAATCAATGATTGAAGGATTCATGGAGGGATTGGGGGAAAGTTCCCCCTATCTCTCCGCCGCCTGCCAGCTGCTTTGCAGCAGCAGACGGTACGAGAGTGACATCGAAGGATTCTTCGACTCGCTCACTACCAGAGGCATCCTCATGGGTGACCCTGGCGCGAAATTAGTCCTGACTCTGCACAACCTTTGTGCAGAGTCGGAAAGCTATATTCGCTACAGTCTAGCAATGCTAGACTCCGACGACGCTACGTTTTACGAGCGTCTTCGGCGTTCCAAGGGCGGGCCTGCACGTAAGTGGAGGCATTTCGCCTGCTCGGGCGATGACCACACCGGTCAAGGTCCGAGGGAGTACCTTCTGCGTATTACGCAGAACCATGAGTTAAACGGAATGTCCGTTTCATGGCCGCAGAACTTCTTAAGCTCGCGTGGTGCATTCTACTGTGAGG